GTCAGGATGTTTATGATGGAGACATCTATTCCAAATACTCTAAAGAGGATATTGAGAAAGCAAATGGATACATTGATCATAATCGTGACTTTTTGTTTACATATGCTGGATTACGACAGGTAGCAGATAAATATCTTGTACAGGATCGCAGTACTGGACAGGTGTATGAAACACCTCAGTTCATGTATATGATGATCGCATTAACAATTTTCGCAGAATACCCTAAAGAAACGAGGCTTAATTATGTCAGACGATACTACGACGCAATCAGCAGACACCGCATCAACATCCCAACGCCCATCATGGCAGGAGTACGAACACCCATTCGTCAATTTGCATCTTGTGTTTTGGTTGATGCTGATGACACCCTCGATAGTATCTTTAGCAGTGATATGGCTATTGGCAAATATGTCGCACAGAAGACAACAGAGTCAGAAAACTCGACTACAGCATCCAGTTAAGTAAGTTATTCTATGAACGTTTTATCCAAAATAAGGAAATCACGTTATTTTCCCCTCATGATTGTCCTCACTTGTATGAGAGTTTTGGGACCGATAAGTTTGATGACTTATATTGCCGTTACGAATCAGATGAATCCATCCCAAAAACCACAGTCGGAGCCCAAGAACTTATCCTCGACCTATTAAAGGAGAGAGCAGAGACAGGTAGAATATATTTGATGAACATTGACCATTGTAATAGTCACTCATCATTTAAAGACAAGATTGAGATGAGTAATCTATGTCAGGAGATCACTCTTCCTACATATCCTCTTCAGCATATTGATGATCACACAGGAGAGATTGCTCTTTGCATTCTTAGTGCAGTCAACGTAGGTAAGATTAGAAGTGATGAAGAATTAGAAGATCTTTGTGACCTTGCAGTGCGTGGATTGGAAGAACTGATTGATTATCAAGACTATCCTGTGGTGGCAGCAGAAAGGGCCACAAAGGCACGTAGAAGTCTTGGAGTGGGATTCATTGGTCTTGCACATTATCTTGCTAAACTTGGGTTTAAATATGATTCGCAGGAAGCATGGGATGCAGTTCATGGACTTGCTGAATCATTCCAATACTATCTTCTAAAAGCATCTAATAAACTTGCAGAAGAGAAAGGATGGTGTGAAAACTTTGGACGCACCAAATACTCTGATGGAATCCTTCCTATTGATACATATAAGAAAGACGTAGACGAGATTTGTTCTCAACCTTTACAACATGACTGGGAATCTCTTAGAGCATCTATCCTTAAACACGGTTTACGGCACTCAACATTGTCTGCACAAATGCCATCGGAGAGCAGTTCCGTTGTGTCAAATGCCACAAACGGAATTGAACCACCTAGAGATTACTTGTCCATTAAGAAGTCAAAACAAGGGCCTCTTAAACAGGTTGTTCCATCTTATGGGACTTTGAAAAATAATTATACTTTACTCTGGGATATGCCTGATAATACTGGGTATATTAATGTAGTTGCAGTGATGCAGAAGTTTTTTGACCAAGGTATTTCTGGTAACTGGAGTTATAATCCAGAACATTTTCCAGATAATGAGGTTCCTGTATCTGTTATGGCACAGGATTTTCTTACCACTTATAAGTTGGGGTGGAAAACTTCCTACTATCAGAATACTCATGACATGAAGAAGGATGATGATGATAAGTTAGAGAACTTGCTTGAAGATTTAGAAAACGCAAATGAAGAGGAGTGTGAATCCTGTGCCATCTAATCTAAAAGGAATGACCGTCTTTAATACTCAAGACGTTAACACCAAGAAGCAACCAATGTTTTTTGGTAAGCCTTTGGGAGTTCAAAGGTATGATAATTTTAAGTATCCTCAGTTTGAGAATTTAACAAAACAACAACTAGGTTACTTTTGGAGACCAGAAGAAGTATCTTTACAGAAAGATCGTGGAGACTATCAAAAATTACGTCCAGAACAAAAGCACATCTATACGAGCAACCTTAAGTACCAGATCATGCTTGATTCGGTACAAGGTCGTGCTCCTGGTATGGCTTTCCTTCCATACTGTTCATTACCTGAACTTGAAGCATGTATGGAAGTATGGTCTTTCATGGAAATGATTCATAGTAGATCATATACATATGTCATTAAGAATGTTTATCCTGATCCATCTGAAGTATTTGATACCATTATCAAAGATGATCGTATTTTAAGTCGTGCTGCAACTGTAACTGAGTCATATGATGAGTTCATTAATGAAGCACAGCAGTGGGGTCAAAGTTCTCTCTGGAGAGATATGGATAAGTCTTTGGACACATCCTTACCTGTTTTAGAAATGAAAGAGGTAAAACGTAAACTTTACCGAGCAGTAACAAATGTCAATATACTTGAAGGTATCCGCTTTTATGTTTCTTTCGCTTGTAGTTTTGCATTTGGTGAGCTTAAACTCATGGAAGGATCAGCAAAAATCATATCCCTTATTGCTCGTGACGAGAACCAACACCTCGCTTTGACTCAGAATATATTAAACAACTGGAGGAAAGGTGATGACCCAGAGATGGTTGATATTATGAAAGAAGAAGAGGAATGGACATATCAGATGTTTGATAAGTGTGTTAATGAAGAAAAGGCATGGGCTGATTACTTGTTTAAAGATGGAACCATGATTGGTTTGAATGATAAATTACTTCAGCAGTATGTTGAGTGGATTGCCAATCGTAGACTTAGATCTATTGGTTTGAAAGGTCAGTATGATATCCCCATGAGAAACAATCCATTACCTTGGACAGAGCATTGGATTAGTTCTAAAGGATTACAAGTAGCACCACAAGAGACGGAGGTAGAGAGTTATGTCGTCGGAGGAATCAAACAAGATGTCAAAAAAGACACCTTCTCAGGATTCAAACTCTGATATAGAGTGGGATTTTGAGGAAATGAAGAAATCTATTTTAGACAATGCTGATGACTATGATAAATTAGTAGGTGGATGATGAGAGAAAATCCACCTTTCCCTAAGTATCCTGAATACATGAACGGCAGACTTAAAAAAATAGACATGACTGCAAGACTTAATAATATAAAAGCAGGTCTTGCAAGTAAGAGTTGGTATCCTGAATGGGATGACCGACAACGAGGAGCAGCCCAACGCATTCTAAATAATGCATTGGATGTCCTTGATGAGTATGACTATTGACTATGAAAATCCCTGGTTATATAAAGGTACAAATTTCACTTCTGACGATATTGATGATTTCTTCGGTTTTGTCTACAGGATTATCAATCTACAAAATGGTAGAGAGTACATCGGAAGAAAATACTTTTGGAAGTTTAGAACTCCTAAAGGCAAAAAACGAAAAGTAAAATCTGAATCTGATTGGAAAAAGTATTATGGGTCTTGTCCAGAACTTAAAGAAGAAATTGAACAATTGGGTAGACAGAACTTTAGCAGAACTATGCTCAGCTTACATAAAACAGCTGGCAAAACAAACTTCGAGGAAACGAGACAACTCTTTGTTAACGGAGTCCTCACCGAGTCTCTTGACGACGGAACGCCAAAGTACTACAATAGTAACATCCTCTCAAGATACTTCAGAAAAGATTATTATGAAACTGGATGACACTGATAAGATCGTTGCCCATAATAGAGAGTGGGCTATCAATAAAGTAGAATCAGCAGAGTTAGTAGGTGATAAGATAGCGATCTATGCAGAGTTTGAAGATTGGATTGAAATTGATGACGTGGATAACATTGAAATTATTTCTATAGAAAAGGAAACTGAAAATGAAGATAGGATTTAATTGTAGTTCTTGTGATTTGTTTCATGCAGGACACGTTACAATGATGAAGATGGAGAAGCAGTTGTGCGACTACCTTATAGTTGCACTTCAGGTGGATCCCACAATTGATAGACCTGGTGTGAAGAATAAACCAGTTCAATCAGTCTATGAAAGGTATGTACAACTACAGGGATGTAAGTATGTTGATGAGATTCTAGTCTATGAGACAGAGGCTGATCTCCTTAATCTACTTCAAACCCAGAACATTGATGTAAGATTTCTTAGTGAAGAATATAAAGATAGAGACTTCACAGGAAAGCAGTATTGTATAGATAATGGTATAGAATTATTTTTTCATCTCAGAAGACACCAGTATTCCTCTACAGAATTAAGGAATAGAGTGTATACATTAGAAAAGAAAAAGAGAGATGAGAAGGTAGAGAGTAATGTAGAACAATATTCACCAGAACTTTTAGAAAAGTATTCGCTTAAAGACAATGATCAAGGTAAGATGTAAGGAGTGTGGTAAGGAAGTAATTTCAAACTCAGCAAGGAGTGTATCATGTGGTTGTCCTAACATGGCTACCATAAATGGTGATAAAGTAACCGCACTTGACTTAAATAAGGTAGTCATGATAAGTTCTAATCAAGAACCTAAACCTGACGGATTCACTTCACAAGATCTTGCATGGCAGGAGCAACGACGAAAACGAAAAGTACGCAAACTAAACTTCGAGGTTCGATGACTGAAGAAACCATCAAGCAAATTTGCTATACCAAAGAAGAAGTAGACTCTATGATTGAGTTTGCTGTAGAAGAGGCAAGAAGAATTGATGAAGCTTCTATGGCAAAGCATAATAGAGAAGCAACTATCATTAGTATGATACTTGGATTTACTTGTCTTGCATTATTTGTTGATGGTCTTCTTAGGATTCTAGGAATCATTCCACCATTCATGCACCTTGATGTAAACATTATTGATAAGGTAACTGATAGAGTGGAGACAGATGTTATAGATAAGATAAGACAAGTACCCCTTAAACGATTACTTAATCGATGAATCCAGTAACAGACATAGTTTTTTCAATCACATGGATACTTCTTTTGGTATGGGCTATTCGTTCTGTTGTTT